TTTAGTTCTGTTCTTTACGGATACCAAAATTATCTCTTACCAATTTCAAAGACGTGTATGAACTATTAGGTTCAAAATGATGACACAATTCCTTTATCATATATAGACCACTTGTTTCTGTATCAAATTCATCAGAATCTTGTGATGATATTTTAGGGAATTTACATTCAATAACATCTCCAGCACTCAAATCTGTATTGCAAGGAATCATCATACTTATAGATTGTGTAAGAAGGAGATTGTACCTCATAATAGACTGTGCCTGATACTTCTCTGGATCGGCATTAGTTTCTGTGGATATGTCCTTATCAAGTGTTCCAACATCTACGACACCGCACAAAATTCTAGAAGGAACATCACCCAAAGAAACATCAGATCCTTCTCCCATTGTTGGCAACTGAACCTTTCCTCTACCACCAAGATTTTCTAATCTATCCTTATATTTTGAAAACTGAAACTTTCCATCTTCCCAAGATGTGAAATTGAAATCCAATGGATTAAAAAACATTCTCTGACTGGCATATGTTCCAAGTCTCAGTTTTTCAATTAAGTTTTGATTTTTATCAGTAAAGTAATTTAAGATTTTAAAATCATTATCTTTTTTATTACTACTTTCATTAACTTCGGTATAATAGTAAGTTGCTTTTGATTTTTGTTTAATTAACTCATCAATAGATTTAAATTTAAATCCATTTTTTGTTTGATAAAATACAAACCCTGCAGTAGAATCTCCAGAAGAAACTGGAACTGCTTTTGATGCCAACCAAACTAAAATAGTAAAAGGTTTTTTAAGATTTCCAATGAATGAATACTTATTCTGAGATTTTTCTATATCACTATCATCAAATCTCGTTGTTGATATCACATCTTTCAAAATCTTCTTCACAGATTCATCTATTGTTCCGGTATATTTTCTCGCAACCCTAGTAGTCTCATTTGAAATTGCCTCACGAGATACCAGATTTAATAAGAATGATTCTTTTTGAGATTCGGAAACTATATCGGTAATACTAGAAACGTAGAGATACTTTTCCGACTTTGAAGAAAAATCCAATCCTTTTTTACCTTTCCCACTATCCAACACTTTCATACGAAGTCTCTCTCCACCTCTTAGTGGAAGACCATTGTAAATTGATTGTAGTTTATCATTCTTACCAGTAATAGAATCACCAGTGTTAACTACTCTTACTTTTGCTGTAATAGTTGGAGAAAATATATCCTCATAGTAATCTATGGAAATTGCTCCTAATTTAAGATCAACAGTCCTTTGTTGATCGTTAGATTCTAATATTAAAGTCTCGTATAAAGAAGAATTTGATGCCGACATTTATGTATATGCTAAGGATGTTAATAATTGTTTTTTCATAATACTATTTAATGATGCACCCATAACAACAACAGGAGAAGATCCGCCACCAGATCCACCACCGGACATCATTGGTGGTGCTTCTTCTTCAATTACAACTATTTGTTGACCAACTCTTTCCTGAGACAATGATCTAGACTCTATCACAGAAGATTTATTAGAACTTATTTGAACACTTTGTGGTGTTGATGATGTAGATGTTGATGTTAAAGTAGATGTACTAGAACCAGAATTACTCTGTGACACTTGGACAGCAGAACTAGGAACTAAAGGAGTATTTGGAGTGGTTGAACCAGATCCTCCAGTTTTCCCCAAATATTTCTTAAACTTAGATTCTCTATCTGCTAATCCATTGTATCCACCATTAATATTATAAGTTACCTTTCTAACATCTCCAGATCTCGCAGCATTTCTGTCTACACGAGCATCCCAATAAGAGAGAGCAATAGCAGCAGCAATATCAGGTCTCTTTGCTAATTCTGGATTGTTTTCTAAATCAACTCCTATTTTTTTACCATAATTTCTATAATTTGCTCTTCCAGTGAGTTGAATATATCCTCTTCCTTTATATCTTTTACCATCACCAGGTTGTGTGTTTCCAAGATCTCGTCTACCTTCATATGCGGCACCAGACGCTATTTCTTCATCATACCTAAAATTACCACTTTCATGTGCCATTTGAGCAAGAAACATTGCTCTTTCCGTTGGGTCATTTATCCCAGCCTTGTTCATGGCATTTATTAGGGATGATTCACCATATGCACCACCACCACCAACAGATTGAGCAGCATTTAATCCCCCACCAGAACCTTGAGAAGCAGATTCGCCAGATCCAGATAAAGTTTGAGCACTGCTACTTTCTCCAGTACCCTGACCAAGAGGAGTTGTAAGATGTTTTTTACCATCTTCAATATCTTTTTTCATTGCCTCAAAAGAATCTGTCAATTCTTTCATTGCACCACTAACTTTACCAGAACTATCAGTAAAATCAAGATTTAAGAAATTTTCAAAAGCAGAACTTATAACTTTTCCAATGCCAACAAACCATTTTCCTATGTTTGAAATAAAATTCTTCAGTGTTTTAAGTATATTTTTTATTCTTGTAATAAGATTTTGAACAAACTCAATAATTTTTGGCAAGTTATTAACTAACCATCCAACTAATAAAGTTCCTATAAAGTTTAAAATTCTTTCTAGAAAATTCATTCCAGGAGCGTTTGCTGCTGCACCTGCCGCTCCAGGTTTTGATGGAACTTTTTCCAGCATTGCCTCTTTTTGTTTTCTCTTTCTATCTTCTGCATTTTTTTTATATCTTTTTTTATTATCTACAAATGTTTGACTTTTGATTCTTTTCCTTTGTAAGATAGCTCTCTTAAAAACATTTTTTCCAACTTTTGTAGTTGTTGCTTTTACAGTGGCACGAGCAGCACCCTTTGCTGCTGCGCTTCCTGCTATTCTTCCTATTCCTGCTGCGATTGCTCCTATCATCTTACATCACCACATTATAAGCGACTTGGGAATATAATGTATAGAAATTATCAGGATTAGAAGAAGATATTCTAGGAACATCTGTTGCAGAACCTGATTTCAATGGTTGTTTTTGACCTCCTCCACCCTGAGCAGCAACCTTTTTATATACTATATTTGGTTTAGCATCCGATAATTGTTGTGGAACATAAGATTGTCCTCCTTGAGAAGATATTTGTGGTGAATATGATCCTCCTCCAGAAGATTCTGGTGGTAAACCTCCTCCTGGACCGGTAAATATGAAATGTCCACCATGACTACCAGCATAATCATGAGCGACCCATCCATATTTTTTGCCATGTGATCTTATCCAACTATTTGATCTTCCATGAATGTCCATAGCAGTTCCCAACATGTGTCTGGAATTTTTTGCTCCTCCAACTGCGGCATTCTTTGCCTGACTTCTTTTTGAACTGGCAATATCTCTACCATTTACTTGTCCGTTAGAATCATTGAGCATCTTTGCAAATGCTTCTGCTGCTGGTTTTGAAAATATAGCGGGTCTACCTTGCTCATCAGTTATTCCCTCTATACCATATCCACTTCCAGTTTCTGGATGATGCATCATTTTTACAGTGTATCTGCCGACACTAGAAGGTGCAGAAACCTCACCTCTACCTTCACCTTCACTAGATCCAGAAGATCCAGAAGATCCAGAAGGTGAAGTAGAGGATGTTGATGGTGCAGATGGTGTTGCTGAAGTTGTTGGTTGAACGTTTTGTCTGGATCCACTTTTAACAGCAGAAAGTGCTTTATTTCCAGCATCTCCATAAGCACCTAGTACACCAAATCCACCCTTTTCATCTGGTATAATATTAAGAAAATCAAAATCGTTTAGACCCTTTCTAAAACTTTCTCTTAGATTAGCATCAACAGATGCCATTACTTGATTTGATTTGTTTATATCTCCACCAGATTTAACAAACTCAAAAAGTGCTCTAAATGGAGCTCCCACTGTTTCTGCAGTTCCAGACAACCTATCTACAGTTCCTCCAATCAAATTTTTCCACCAGGATTTTCCATCCCCTCTAATGTGATCACCAAGTTCTCGTATTGCCTGTCCACCATAAGACAGTCCAAGACCTGCTAGTGTAACAAGTCCAGCAGGAGATAATAAAAGTTTTACAATTAATCCACCAACAGTGGAAACTGCCTGTACAACTCCACCAATAAGTGAAGGAAGCATTAAAAGACCACCATTTAGACCAACAAATATTGCCCCTACTATTCCAAGATTTGATAATACTGTATTTTTAAGTTCTTCTAGTTTTTCAAAGTTTCCTGTAGCATGTGCCTTTATTGCTTCTATTCCTTTATCTGTTAACCATCCTGCAAATAAAGTTCCAAAAAATCCCATCAATCTTTCAAGGATTCCTTTGGCTGCACCACCAACTCCTTTTATAGGAGAGAGCAAAAAGTTGGACATTTTTTGTCCAGTGTTTTCTAATTGCTTCTCCTCTTCTTGTCTCGACCCTCTTTCTTGTGCTCTATCCTGTGCTGCCTGAAGTTTTTTCTGATCTTTTCTTTCACGATTGGCATCATCAACTAAAAACTTAGATAGTTGACTAAATTGATTTTCTAGAACTGATACCCTTTTTTCCAAACTGACCATCCCAACAGATGGCACTATTGAAGAGGGTTGTGCCTTTACAATTGCTCCAGGTTTTCCAAAAACACTTTGGGAACTTACATTTTTCTTCCTAAAAAGTGCTTTTCTTTGTGCCGCACTAAGATATTCCCCTGTAGAAGGATCCTTTCCTGTAACCAGGACATCCCTGTTAGTTAGTTTTGAAGGGTTTATCTTTGCCATTGATGATTAAAGACCATTATTTTGCTGATGCTTTAAATTTTCCTCTTCAATGTATTGTTGCAGTAGAGTAAGATAAACTTCTCTCTCCCAAGGAATCATATTTTCTAAGTCAGTCAAAGAGTATTTATGATGCTGCATCAAGGCAAAATTCACTTTATAGTATGACGCAAGATCTGTGTGCGCCATACCTATGCGAAAAAACTAGAAAGTCCCTCCAAAACAATTTCATTCTCAACTTTGGTATTTGGGTTTAGTACTTTAATTGTATGAGAAAGTCTGGGCATGGTTTCAAAGAATTTTTCAATCTCTTTGAATTGTTTCGAACTCAATTGTTCTACAAATTCAGAAAGTTCTTTCTTAGTACAATCGGATGCACTCCAAGATTCTTCTTCATTGTAAATTTGTTCAATACATGAGGATATGAGATCAAAGGATTCATCTATACCAGAACCATCTTCTATGCTAAAATTTGTTTTAATAAATTCATTCAAAGATGGGTATCTCATTCTCATGGTAAGATTTTCATCAAGAACAATATCTCTATTGTGTTTTGGATCAACTACAACTTGAATAGCATCTAAATCTATATTTACAGGAACTTGTGTTTCCCCATCGTCGGGACAAGTGATTAAAACCTCAACACTTTCTCCGACAGATTTTCCTCTGATATTTAAAAACAAATATTCAATATCAAAAGTTGATAAGTCTTCTACTTTTACTCCTCTAGACAATATACAATTTCCTATCACCGTTTTAATTGCGTTTGTAATCTGTCTTTGGTCTTCAGATTCCATTGCAATAATTAGAATTTTTTCTTCCTTAACTAAAAAAGGTCTGTATCTAATTTTTTTATGGATAGATGGAAGTTCCAATTCATAAATCGGAGTGTTGATCTTTGGTAAAGGCATAATAACCTATAGAAATTCAGTTGCAATTATTTATGGGATACTACGCCACCTTTCTATGGGTCCAACATTTCTACCAACATAAGGAAGACCTGCTTCAACTTTTCTATCTTTCTCTGGTTTTGATTTTGCAAGGATACTGGGTGGTCCTTGAAGACCAGTTTTATCTACACCAAAGGTAGGTTTAGGTGGTTTTTGGTACTTTGATTTATCTTTGATTGTAGATCTGGCGGGTGTTCTACTTCTAGAACCAATAGACTGTGGTATATACCTTTCATAACTAAAAGAGACGTTCACCTTAAGAATATCAGAAGAATCATAAGAAACTGGAACAGAGGATAAGTTTAAAGGAAACATTCCAATAAAAGTATACTCTATAGAATTTTCATAATCTCTATCAAATTTAATAATCTTTGTTGTATCACATTTATATTCCTCTGGATATCTCATTCTATAATAGTAATTTCTAGAATATGGGTCTACACCATCATCATCAGATCCAGAGGCAATGTATTCCATCCATGATTCCAAAAATTTCATCATGGTATAATTTGCATCAACATAAAATTCTAATCCAATCTCGGTAAATATTCTCGTGTGTGCCATTTTTTCTGACACACCCATATAATTCCCACTAATATCAGCAGTAGCTAAACTACTTCCAGGTAAAGATGCAGACGCACACAACAATCCAGCATCTTCCGCAATAAATCTTCCCGATACACCATTTTGTGCTAGATAAGACAACAAATTATTACTCATTGCACCAAAGATTACCTGATAATGAGATGTTTGTGCAAGATTGGTAATTATTGGTTTAAATTCGGATATTTTTTTAGGTGTTGGCACTCTAAATACCTTATACGAGTCTTACATTATTAAGTATTTAGATGTCATATAAGGGAAAATATCAACCTTCATATCCAAAAAAATACAAG